GAAGGCCCGCAGGACCGCGCCGCCTGGCAGCAGCTTCTCGCCACCGCGCCGCGCAGCACCGACAGCGTTGGCCGCGCCACCATTCAGGTCTGCACCGCCAGCGACGGGCGCGGGATCTTTGCCACGGTGGACTACGCCACCTGGCAGACCGAGAAGGAGGAGGGCTGATGCCCTCCGAGCGCCGCTGGATCATCCTGGCGCAGGATGGCCGGCACGTGACGATGGGCCGCGCCGCGCCGCCCAGCGAAGCCGAGGTCGAGGCCGCCACCGCGGCGCTTTCCGCACAGGGGCTGGCAGGCTGGCTCGCCACACTCGACGGGAACTACTGGTCGCGACGCTGCGTGGCCCTCGCGCCGGTGCAGATGCTCGGCGACGGCGCCACGGTGGACTGGTCCGCCGCCATCACCGCCTTTGAAGCCGCCCGCCAGCGCGCCCTTCGTCCCCTCTGAGAAGGCCGGCATCGCCATCACGCGCGGCGGGAGGTCGCCGCCATGCCGGAACTGACCGCCTCCACGCGCGAGGCCGCCCGGCGCCTCGGCGTCAGCGACACCGCCATCCACAAGGCCGAACGCGCGGGCCGCATCGCCCGCGAGCCGGATGGCCAGTGGGACATCGACAAGACCCGCTGCCGCCTGACAGAGACCGCTGATCCCGCCCGCTCGCCCCTGGCCAGCGGCGCCGGCGGCGAGGGCACGCCCTTCGCCCGGCTGAAGGTCGCGCAGCTCGCGCTGAAGGTGGAAGCCCAGCGCCTCTCGCTGGACGAGACCAAGCGCCGCCTGCTCGACGTCACCGAGGCCAACGCCGCGCTCGACGAGATCGGCAGCACCATGCGTGACGCGCTGCTGAACTGGCCCGCGCGCGTGGCAGGCCTGATCGCCGCCGAGATCAGCGTCGACCCGCATCTGCTGCAGACCATCCTGCAGAGCCACATCAACGACCTGCTGACGGAGGCGGCCGATCGCTTCGATCCAGCAGGCCTCGGAGGGGACCGGTCTTCGCAGCCGTGAGCATGTGCGCCGGCGTGTCGGCGCCATGCTCCGGCCGCCGCCGCAGCTCACCGTGTCGGAATGGGCCGAACGACATCGCATGCTCGGCAGCCGCGCCTCGGCCGAGCCGGGCCCGTGGCGCACCAGCCGCACGCCGTATCTGAAGGACGTGATGGATGCGCTCTCGGCGGTGCATCCCGCCCGGCGCGTCGTGTTCATGAAGGGCGCGCAGGTCGGGGCCACGGAGAGCGGCAACAACTGGCTCGGCTACATCATGCACCATGTGCCGGCACCCGCCCTGGCGGTGCAGCCGACCGTGGAGCTGGCCAAGCGCTTCTCGCGTCAGCGCATCGACCCGCTGCTGGAGGAGACGCCCGCGCTGCGGGAGCGGGTGGCACCGGCGCGTGCCCGCGACAGCGGCAACACCATGCTGTCGAAGGAATTCCCTGGCGGCATCCTGGTGCTGACGGGTGCGAACAGCGCGGTCGGGCTGCGTTCGATGACGGCGCGGTTCCTGTTCCTCGACGAGGTCGACGCCTATCCCGGCGACGTCGCCGGCGAGGGTGATCCGATCGCGCTCGCCGAGGCCCGGGCGCGCACCTTCGGCTGGCGGCGCAAGGCCTTCCTGGTCAGCACGCCGACCATCGCGGGCCGCAGTCGCATCGAGCGCGAGTACCTGGCCAGTGACCAGCGGCGCTTCTTCGTGCCGTGCACGGTGTGCGGGGAGATGCAGTGGCTGCGGTTCGAGCGGCTGATCTGGGAGAAGGGTGCGCCGGAGACGGCACGGTATCACTGCAGCGCCTGCGACCACCCGATGCAGGAGCACGACAAGACCGCCATGCTCGGCGGCGGGGAATGGCGCGCGACGGCGGAAGGCCAGGATCCCCACACGATCGGCTTTCACATCTCGGCGCTCTACTCGCCGGTGGGCTGGCTGTCCTGGGAGCAGATCGCCCGCGATTGGGAGGCGGCCCAGGGTAAGCCCGAGGACATCAAGACCTTCAAGAACACGGTCCTGGGCGAGACTTGGCAGGAGCAGGGCGAGGCGCCGGATTGGGAGCGCCTGGTCGAGCGCCGCGAAGATTTTCCGATGGGCGTGGTGCCCACGGGCGCGCTGGTGCTGACCGCCGGCGTCGACGTGCAGGACGATCGCCTGGAATGCGACGTCTGGGGCTGGGCGGAGGGCTTCTCCTCCTGGCTTGTCGACCACATCGTGATCTCTGGCAGCCCGCGGGACCGGGAGCCCTGGGATGAACTCGCTCGGGTGCTGGCGCGCGACTGGCCGCGCCAAGGTGGCGGCGCGATGCGCATCGCCCGGCTCTGCGTCGATACCGGCGGCCGGGACACCGCCGCCGTTTATGGCCACCTCCGCCGCCTGCGGGATCCTCGCATCGCCCCGACGAAGGGGATCGATGGCTGGAACCGGGCGCAGCCCGTCCAGGGCCCGACGCCGGTGGACGCGCTGGTCAACGGCCAGAAGCTCCGCCGCGGCCTCAAGCTGTGGACGGTCTCCGTCTCGACCTGGAAGGCCGATCTCTATCGCCGGCTCTGGCTGGGGCGCGGCGACGCGGAGGAGGTGCCGCCCGGCTGGGTGCATCTGCCGCGGGCGATCGACGTCGAATGGGTCAAGCAGCTGGTCGCCGAGCAGCTGCGCACCACGAAGGATCGCCGCGGCTTTGCGCGGCAGGAATGGGCGAAGCTGCGCGAGCGGAACGAGGCGCTGGACTGCGCCGTGCTGGCCCGCGCCGCGCTCTGGTTGCTGGGTGCAGACCGCTACGGCGAGCAGTTCTGGGCGCGGCTGCGGGATGAGGCGGCAGATGCGCCGCTGCGGCCGAGCGAGATTCCCGCCGCTTGGAATGTCGCTCCCCCATCGCCGCCGTTGCAGGTCACGCCGGCACCACCATCCGACGGCCAGCGCCCGCGAGGCTGGCTGGCGCCGCGCAACGGCTGGCTTCGCTGAAGGGAGGACGACCATGGACCCGACCGTCCTCGCCTGGGCACTGACGCAGCCTGCCGGCAACCGCGCCGCCGTGCTCGCGGCTGCCTTCACCGGCGGCACCACGCGCGTGACCTTCGATGGCCGCACTGTGGAGTACCGATCCCTGGACGAACTCGGCCGCGCGCTGTCGGTCCTGCATGCGGCGGAGAACAGTGCTGCACGCCGCCCCAGCGTGACCTTCGCCAGCTTCTCCCGCGAGGGCAGCAGGTGATGGGGCGCCTTCGTGATGCCTGGCACGCGCTCCGCGGCTATGCCGCAGCCCAGGATAGCCGCGCCTCGAGTTGGGCGGCGTCAGGCAGCAGCGCCACAGCCGAGGTTGGTGCCGCCGCTCCCACGGTGGCACGCCGCGCCCGCGACGCTGTCCGCAACGACCCCTACGCCGCCCGCATCGTCGATCTTTGGACCGGCAACGCGGTGGGCGCGGGCATCACCACCCGCTGGCCCGACAAGCCCCACGCCGAGGCATGGCGCCGCTGGTCCGACAGCACCGCCTGCGACGCCGAGGGCCGGCTCGACCTCTATGGCCTCCAGGCCCTGATCATGCGGGCGGTGGTGGAGAGCGGGGAATGCTTCGTCCGCCTGCTGCCGGCTGACATCACGCCGGCCAACCCGATCGGCCTGCGGCTGCAGGTGCTGGAAAGCGACCACCTCGACGTCGCACGTCAGGGCGTCATCGAGGGCGTCCCCACCCTCCAGGGCATCGGGCTCGGCGAGGCGGGGGAGCCAGTCGGCTACTGGCTGCATCGCGTGCATCCCGGCGCCTCCTGGGTCCTGCCGGGTGGTGCCACTTGGTTGAGCAGCCAGCGCGTCCCGGCCCGCGACGTCCTGCACATCTACCGCAAGCGCCGCCCCGGGCAGCTGCGGGACGTGTCGTGGCTCGCACCGGTGCTGACCCGGCTGCGCGACCTCGGCGACTATGAGGCTGCCCTGCTGATGAAGGCAAAGATCGAGGCCTGCCTCGCCGCCGTCGTCTCCGAGGATGGCGACGAGGCGATGACCGGGCCGGCTTCGGGTCTCCTCCGCGATGCGCAGGGCCGCACGGTGGAGAGCTTCGAGCCCGGCATGATCCTGTATCGCCGCGGCATGGGATCCGTGGAGGTGGTGAACCCGTCTGGCGGCGGCAGCCACGCGGCCTTCGCGCGCCGCGCGCTCGAGGCGGCGGCCGTCGGCACGGGCCTGACCTACGACCAGGTCGCGGGTGACCTCACCCAGGCGAACTACTCATCGCTTCGGGCCGGCAAGATCGAGTTCCGGCGCCTCTGCGAACAGGTGCAGTACGGCATGCTGATCCCAATGCTGGTCCGGCCGATCGCCGACCGCTTCCACGCCCAGGGCGCGCTGCTCGGGTTGTGGGGCGCGGAGGTGCCGGACGGCCTGTCCCACGTCCCGCCGGCCCACGAGATGATCGACCCGCTCAAGGACACCACCGCGCTGATCGCGCAGGTGCGTGCCGGCTTCGTGCCGCAGCCCGAGGCGGTGGGCGCCTTCGGCTATGACTTCCGCCAGGTGGTGGAGATGATACGCGAGGCCAATGCCCTGCTGGACGAGGCGGGCCTCTCGCTCGACAGCGATCCACGCCGCGTCGCGAAGTCGGGCGCGGCCCAGGACGCGGCGCAGCTCGCCGCCATCGAAATCGCCGCCACCGGTGCCGCGTCGCCGCGCGCCGAGCCGACACCCGGAGCATCCCCATGATCGCAGGCGCCTACGACTGGACCGACGACATGCTCAAGATCAAGAGCATGCAGAAGAAGTTCCGCGACAGCTTCAATGGCACCGAGATCAACCCGGCGCGGTGGGAGATCGCGACCACCGGCGGCGGCATCACGCACGCCGTGGCCGATGGCGCGGTGACCATCTCCACCGGTACGACCCTCGACGACGAGCTGACGCTCACCAGCCGGACCACCTTCACCATCCCGCTGCGCGTCATGGTGGCGGTGAACATAAGCCAGCGCATCGTCGGCCAGTCCGTCTGGCTCGAGCTGGTCAGCATTGACCCCACCACCGCACAGCCGGATGGGCGGAGTGCCGCGGCCTGGCGGCTGGACGGCGCCAGCGCCACGCTGGCAAACTACGAGGTGCAGAGCGAGGGCGCGCCGCGCCTCGGCAGCACTTCCGGCAGCACCATTCCCACCACCGCGCCTGCAGGCTGGTCGGTCCTGGAGCTCGAGCCGACCAACGACGAATGCTACTTCCATGGCCGTCTGCTCGACACCACGGCAGCGCGCTCGAACTCCTATGTTCGCCACCAGCAGATCCCCGAGCCGAATGCGCTGTATCGCTTTCGGATCCGTGTGCGGAACCGGCAGTTCATCAGCGGTATTTCGGCGGTGGCGAACAATGGCGGTGGGGCGGTGCGTATCACCCGCGCGGCGCATGGCTTTGCCACGAACGATGTGGTGACCGTCGCCGATGTCTCGGGCGTGCCGGGGGCGAATGGGACCTTCACGATCACGGTCATCGACGCGAACAGCTTCGATCTGGTGGGCTCGACCTTCACCGGCGCCTATCTGAACACGGGCTGGGCCTCGGTCTCGCGCAACCTGGCGCCGGTCTCGAACACGGACATCAAGGTCCAGTTCGTCACCATCGCAGACTATGCCGAACTCACCACCGAGATCACCGCCGGCCGTGGCCAGTCGGTCGCGGGCCAGGGCCTCGGCGTGAACGTGCTCAGCACCATCCCGCCGAGCGTCACGCCTGTGGGCGGCCAGGCGCGCAACACGAGCGGCGCCGTGCCGGTCCTGGCCGCCACCGGCTACTCGGCCAACCCGGCCGCCGTCACCACGGCGCGGGGCGTGGATCTGCTGGCGACGCTGATCGGCGCGCTGGTCACCAAGCCCTACGCCATCCCGGAGGCCGACTGGCAATACGCTGCCGCCGCGGGTGGGATCATCAACACCACCGACGTGGTTCTCCGGGCGGCGGCCGCGGCCGGCATCCGGAACTACGTGACCTCGATTGATATCCGCAACGCGCACGCCACGGTGGCGACGGAGGTGGTGATCAAGGACGGCGCCACCGTAATCTGGCGGCAGCTGCTGCCGGCGGCGATGGCGGCCCCGGTCGAGATCACCTTTCCCACCCCGCTGCGCGGGACCGCCGCCACGGCGATGAACGTCGCCTGCATCACCACCGGCGCGCAGGTCTACGTCAACGCGCAGGGCTTCGCCGCGCCGTAACGGCGCCGCGCCAGGAGCACATCCATGACCGAGCCGATCGAACCGGAGGGGCCCAGCCCCGCGCCGGATCGAATGCCCGACGCTGGGCAGTCGATAGCCGCCTGCCGCGCGCTCGCCGCGCCCGTCACCGTCAATCGGGCGGCCCGCACCGTCGAGGTGGTGTGGTCCACCGGCGCGCGGGCCCGCAACTTCGTGCCGCCCTATGGGCCGATTCTCGAAGAGCTCGACATGGCACCCTCCGCGGTGCGCATGGATGCGCTGCGCTCCGGTCGCGCACCGGTGCTGGACACCCACCGGCGCGCCGGCACGCGTGACGTTCTGGGCCGTGTCACCGCCGCGCGCCTCGAGGCCGGCCGCGGCTACGCCACCCTCCAATTCAGCGGCGCGGACGACGTGGAGCCGGTCTGGCAGCGCGTGGCCGACGGCACGCTGCAGTCTGTCAGCGTCGGTTACCGGGTGCATCGCTACGACCCACGGCCCGATGCTGCCACCGGCCAGACCATCCACCGCGCCGTGGATTGGGAGCCCTACGAGATCTCAATCGTGCCCGTCCCCGTGGATGGCCTGGCCGTGATCCGTGGCGAGGGGGATCAGGGCG